CCACCAGGTAATCCTGCTGCAATACCAGCTCCTACACGGGTCTTTCTGTTAACAAAACCCTCGTCGATTTTATCTGGGTTAACTGTAATCCAAGGATGTAGCCCGCTTGTGTCAACATTACCGGTTGGTCTATTGCCAATAATTCCAGCTACGTCCACAATATTAAGATTACTACTACGTGGAGTTCCGTTTGCGAATAGCTCCTCGCCCCAGACATAACTGTAGTCACCGTCATCAGTGACTTGTAATTCGGTGCCAACATAAACTTCAGCGGTTTGTGGATCAGTGACTCGTAAACGTAGTCTCCAGAACTGTGGATCTTCAAACACAAATTGTACTTCTTCGTTGGCTGGCAACGACTGGACAGTACTCAAACGCACATTGGCCACAGTGCTGTTAGCTACCACTGACTCAACGAATACTCTACCTGTGACTGAACCAATCTTTTGAATTCCAATTGGGCCAGTTGCTGTGGTAAGCAATGGCGCAGAAGAAACAGTATATGTTATTGCTTGTGCATTAGCCACTGTGACTGTGTACACACCATTGTATTCTGGTTGTACTGCACCAGTGACTCTGACTTGATTACCATTTACTAACTTGTGCGGTACGCTGGTCACAGCAGTCACCGTAGTCCCGGATGCTGTTGCTGATACCAGCAGCAAGGGTGTCACTGATACCAAACGCTGCCCTGGGTGAATCTTAGGTTTGTATCTGTTTACAGTTTGAAGACCGCTGACTAGTAATATATTACTACTAGTTGTGGTGGCACTAACATTGGCTGTGACACCGGCTTGATCACTCATAGGATCAACTGCGCCCGTGGATTCTAAGATTACGTCCCAGACATCAGGCTGTACTAGTGTGTCATATTTTACAGCCGCACCATACCCGCGAGTACTAACTGTTTGACCAGAATCAATACTGACAATATTGCTGAACTGGTAGAAAAATGCAGGGTCGGCTCTTGTGATACTGTATACACCTGCACTACTGGTAACCCTGTTAATAACATTAACAGATTTCTTACTGATAATTCTTGTACCAGGAGGAATTACAGTGTTTGGTAGTGTAGGATTGACACCAGTATTAACAAAAATTTCTTGTCCAACTTTTACATTACCTAGTGTATCTGATGCAAATGCCCACACAGCTCCCACTGTGGTTGGCCATGTACTTTGAGCAGTTGCAGTGCCATCAAATTGGCGACCTTCTGGTCCACTCCACCCACTACCTTTTTCACCGTAAGTTGCAGCAAAGGAGTTAAACAAAGCCAGGTTATCGTAATATGTTTTTGCTAGCTCTGTAGAAATTGAAGTTGTTCCATAGGTATTTTGTACAAGTATTCTTGAATAGATTGTACCAGATTCGTGATCGGGATTTACTGTACCAATGGTTTGAGAGCCAACTGAAGTGCCTGTGCTGTATAACATGGGTTGAGGCTGAAATGGATCGGGGGTAATATAACTTACGCCCGGAACACTAGACACTTCCATGATATATCCAGTTGCCGGATCAACCTTGGTCACTTCAACAGCAAAATCTTTACCTGTGACCACTGTGGCATTGCCCTCATTGAGGATCAATGTTTCACCAACACTATACCCAGACCCTCTACTAACAAATTCAAATTTACGTTCGCCAATGGGCCAATCTGAATAGTTGGTTGCAGCACTAGCCGGAGGAATCAATCCGCCCTGTGTATCTTTAAAGAAGGCTTTGACTACTCGAAAACTACCAGTGCCCAGAATGTCATTGGTCATTGTGTATAACAATTGACCGACTGTGACAAATCCGGCTTTCTCTACTGAGTAAAAGCTTCTGTCTGGATAAAAAGTTTCATAAACGGTATTTATTGGCATTGTAAATCATCCTCTAGGAACAAATAACAGTATCCTGCGATTTGTAGTTATTTATACTTTCAATATTGTATTTATGTCGCATCATCATTTGCTAGCCTTGGATGCTGACATAATAGGTCAAATCCAAAATCACCGGCTCTCCTGCTCTAAACGGATCTATGCTGGTGATTGTAGCATAAACCAACGGGCGCGGTGGATCTTCCAAATTAGCAAAAATGCTGTACTGTCTGCTTTGAAAACTGCTGCCATCGTTTAAAATCACTGTGCCGTCATCAGCTAAATGATCCTCTGTGGCAATAAACGTGTAAGGATTAACATCAGTTCGATCCCTGGTACCAAATACTTCAACCTTGCAAGGACGGCTCACGTTTAAATTATACACAATAGAACTCACCCCCAATGGTAGATCCAATTTGGTAAAGCCATACCCAGGCAAGTTGCTGATGTTAACAGTATATTTTTTTCTGGCTAATTCAATATAAGGCGGTGCTGGAGCCCAATAAGTTTTGAGACTTGGTGCTCCTTCGGCATACAAAATACTTTTAGTAGTTGGCGGTGCAGTATTTGGTAAAGTATATAACTTATTGTCGCTGCCAATGGTGACTGTGCGATTTGTTACATCGAAATATATCAGGTTTCCATCAATGCTTAGATCTATGCCGTCCCGCTCGAGATCAGCTACTAACATTTGTCCTGAAATACGCCCAATAGCCATTGTTTATGCCTTTATTAACTGAATATTATCTAAATAAACTTGACTACCAACTACTCGTTGACCTGAGCTATCTATACTACCACTTACAAAAACGAATCTATACAGGCCTGCATCAGCAGCAGTAAAAGTTTTTTCTGCTCTGGTCCATTCCGTGGTACTACCGCTGGCCTTGAGAATCACAATACTTTTACAACCAGTACTGCTTAACAAGTAAGCACAAACATCGTAGTTTTCGTCAACGTAAAAAGCCAATGGTTTATTAACTGCTTTCCAATTGAACTGAATTTTATCACCTGCTTGTATATTTACATAATCGTCGCTGACCAATATGGGGCCACGAACAATATAGTTTGGTGTATATGTGGTTCCTACTATTACTAAACGTAGTGCTTTACTTGTGACTCCATTGATATTTTCATCGACAAAATCAGTGGAATGAAATGCCGAAGCTGTACCGCCATCTAAGGATTCGTAGCCAGGCATGGTAAAGTCCCTCACACTAGGTGTAGCACAATCTAAGAAAGAACTATACCCATTTAATCGTATGCTAGTATGATAAATTTTCCAACCTGTGATGCTGGTGACCATGTTGCTATAACTCGAAGTAGTATCAGCAAACGTTGAGTTGGTAAATGCATCGACACCAACAATAGCAGGCAAAGTAGTAGTCGAGGTTGTCCCAGGGCCCGCTGTAGTGGTTGTAGTACTAGTGGTTGTAGTGGTCGGAAACGTGGGCACAATAGGCGCTGGTGGCAGTGGTTGTGAAATAATGCTTTCAAATGGTGATCCATTTACTATGCCGTGTAGCACAACGATTGGATGGTTTCTTGGGGGAGGACTAGTGAAATTAATTTCATAATTGTTTACTGTAAAAGCTACCCCGGGATTTTGAAACACGTTGTGCACAAACACTAATAGGTAAATTTCATTACCGGCTGGATAACTATAACTCATATTTCCAAACACTGTTTTGCTACCGTCGCCAAGAAATATGTCTTTGACTGGCACATTTAACTCGTTGCCTTCCATGGATCTCCAACGATCATTATAGAAGGCCTCGGGCCTATTAACAGTGTTGTTATATCTTATTAAACCATTGACCGGCCCTTGCGGTCCATTGGTGGTTCGCCCCACTGGCATGCGAATCACATATGCTGCACTTTCTAATTCTCGATTTTTTAAAAATCGACCCACCTTATACCTCTATGCTACTAACCGTGACTATGACACGAATTCCCGGATCCCCTACAGGATCATTAACTTTAGCGTAAACAGCATCGCCATCATTTAATACTAACTTTTCTGTGTCAATAACATAGGTATCTTTTTCTGTGACTTGTACACTATGATAGATCGCTCTATCTTCATTCCAACTGGTTCCAGTTGGTACGATATATAGACTAAATTCGGCTGATTTAGTTCCTACATTACAAAAATATACCACAGTGACCACGCTTTGTCCCACACTGGTGTAAATTGATAACGGCGTATTAGTTAGCACTGAATTCTTTATTGCCATTTCAATATCCTAAAATATCATTGAAAAAATCAAAGCTCTTTTTTTAGAAACCAGCTCCTCGTGACGATCTTCTTTGTTGACTGTATAAAGACCTGTATCGCCCATGCCAATATTTCCTGCAAAAAACATTTGACTTTGATTTTTGTATTTTATATTTGCTGTAGGAGCAAGACGTCTGATTTCAATCGCAGCATTAGCACCATTGGCAACTACCCCAGGCCAAACAATTATATTTTGTGAAGGGTTCGACCATATGGTAAATCCATTGGTATTTAGATTTCCACCTAATACCGGTGTCGGATCATCACTTACTCGCGACATCACTGGCTCTTTGCCATAGATATTGGCAAATGTTATACCATCATTGGTTAGTTGCCAAAGTTCAAGAGCTTCGTGATACCGTATACTGACCTTGGGCTTGATTCCACGATTGATTTCGATACCAGAGTCCAATACCGGAGCTCCGGCTACATTGCTACTTAACGTTATGAAATTATCTACAAAAACGGTTTCTTGTGTTTGTATACGGCTAGCTGTTCCTACTACAATAAGATTACCGTTGATGTGTACGGTTCCTGTGCCCTGAGCCGGAGCCAAAAAGATATTACCATCGCCGCAAGAACCAGAAATGGTTTCTAAAGTATATCGTCCGGTGATTCTATCTGTAGAGCTCATTTTATCTACATATATTTATTCTATAAAAAAATAGCACCCGAAGGTGCTATTTTTTATTCAACGCTGTGATTATAGATCAACAGCATTGGTACCGGCGTCATCGTCACCAGCTTCTTCAATTTGAGCTGCGCTATCTGTGGCGCTTGAACTAAAGTTCCATGGACCAACAAAAATTATGTTGCCGCTGGCATCAACCACTGTCATCTTGCGAGCAGTCATTTTACTAACATAACCAACTGCACCAGCTGATGTACCATCATCACCTTGTGCTTTGATGCTCATTTCACCTGCTGCTAAACTACCATCAGCCTTGTTGACCAATGTACAGATAGCAGTAGTACTGGCACCAACTTCTTGACATTTGAATTTTTTGCTGCCTAGTTGCTTGACAATGTATCCGTTAACACTGGCTGTGCCATTGTGAAAACGAACACGAATATTGTTATCGGCATCAGCAGAAAAATAACGTTTATTAATAGGACGACCCATTTTGTTTCTCCTTATAAGTGGCGTTCCAGGCCTACGGGGTTGGGTTCCCCATAAACTCTCTGTTAAGAGCGAACATAGTATTTAGCTATCATAAATAATAAACAACCCATGAGGTGACTATATGCGTTCGATAATTGCTATATCTATAGCAGCCTTGTTAGCAGCAGGTTGCGCCACAAATACAGATTATAAAATGTATGCTGAAACACAGCAAAAGATCGCTCAGGCAAATGCTGTGGCTCAAACTGCCAGATATAATGCACTGGCAGAAATAGCAAAATCCGGCGACAGTGCTGCCAAAGTAGCCGCTGTATTAAGCATTCAAATGGGCAACATGGGCGGGGGTGGTCAGCCACCACAACAAGCAGTTGCCGCTCCAGAGGATTTAAATCAAAAAATGCTGCGCTGGGCAGGTGTTTTATTACCCACCATAACTCAAGGCCTAGGTATAGCAGCTCAACTTCATGCTGCTAACGTACAAAAACAAATAGCAGTAACTCAAAGCAATAACGCTGCTGCAACTGCTCAAAATACCAATAATACATTTGCAATAATGAGTAATAATATGGCTAGTAGCAATACCAACATAGCCAAAGCCGGGTTCGATGCTGTGGGAGCCTCAACCACTGCGTTAACCAATACAGCAGCAGCCGGATTCACTGGCATTCAAAACGTAGCCACAGCAGGATTAACCAATGCTACCGCGTTAGGTACTGCTGGAATCACAGGAGTAAACAATGCCGCCAGTGCTGGATTTGCTACCGCTTCCACACTGGGTACTGCTGGAATCACAGGAGTAAACAATGCCGCCAGTGCTGGATTTGCTACCGCTTCCACACTGGGTACAGCAGGTGTCACTGGTGTTAACACTGCTGTGACCAATAGCAATGCTTTAACAAATAATGTAGCCACTGGTTATTCTACTGCTCTTCAAACTGCAATAGCTAAATTAACAGGAACTACTACAACTACCACGACCACAACCACAAATACAACAACCAATAACGTAGCTTGTCCAGCTGGTCAAACATTCACCGGCGGTAAGTGCCAATAGCAGTTTTTTAATGTCAACAAAAAACCGCCTTTTGGCGGTTTTTTGTCCTTCCCATCCCGTTGAGAAGATTAGCTAAATGATAGCGAGTTAGCTGGGATTTCGATTTCACCAAGGTAGTCGGCAGCGTTACCTAGTGAGCTAGCTGTATTTGTTAGCTCAACATAGCCATAACGTGTCATAAAACCAACTACTGGTTCGAATGTTGCTGGATCTAGTACAACACCACTGCTCATCAATGGAACATATGGGCAATAGAAAGCAGCAGCATCAGCTTCGCTTGTGCCTTTGTAGCCAACTAGAACTGGAACGCTGTCGCTAGCATAGCTGTCGACATAGATCTTCATAGCACCGTTTAGTGTACCAACTAGCTTGGTGTTGGTTGGAGCTTCGAAGGTTCCTTCTGTTGTGCGAGCAAATGCACTTGTGGTTGCGCTCTGTAGCACTGTTAGAGCAGCTGGACTTACAACTGCCCAGTTAGCTGCGCCACGACGTGTACGCTGAGCGATCAAGTTTGCAGCACGGTTGATTTGAACTGCTAGAGCAGCATGTTCGTCACCAACGAATGTTGCTGTACCACTAACAGCACGCTGGTCGTATGTACCAACTGTGTTAGCTAGACCACGCAAGCTACCTAGAATTTCTTGGTCGATTTCAACTGTGATTTCCTGTGCTAGAGCGGCCATGATTTCAGCTTCTACGTCGATGCCATGCATAGCTTGTGCATCTTGTGCAGCTTCAAATGTCCAACGTGCTGATAGCTTACGTGTACGAGCTTCAACAACTTGTTTCATGATCTGTACACTGATTCTATTACCAGCAACGCCTTCTAGTGTTGCTGTGCTGTTGGCACGACTAGCAGCACCGCTGGCCTGTTGGAATGTTGCACCAGAATATGCAGTTGCAATCTTGAATGGGCTTAGTGCTTCTTCACCAGCTGTTGCACCGTCATTGGCGTTTGTTGCGCCAACTGTGTCGGCATAACGTACACGCAATGTATGGATTTGAGCAACAGGACCTGTCATGGGCTGTACACCAACGATCTCGTTAGCAATAACAGTTGGCATAACACGACGGATCACTGGTAGAATCACACGGTTTAATGTGCTGATATTACCAGCTTGTGTGCTTCCAGCTGTAGCACTTTCTGTCAAGCTCTTACGGGTATTCTCAAGGATGATACCCATACTTGTGCGGCGTGAACCGCTAAGGCCTTCTAACAGGGCTTCTTTAGTTTCGCCCCAACGGCTTTCTAATAGTTCTTGTGTCATTTATATTTCCTTTAAGGTTTAACTATTATTTTAACCCTGCTAGACGTTTCAGTTCAACTACGTTGTTTTCAACAGGCGTAGATTCTTGTACTGTAGGTTTAGCAGATTTATCTCCAGTTACTTCACTGCGGCTTTCTGTAAGAACAGTCTGAGACTTTTCTTTCATAACTCCGTTGTTCAGCACTGCTGGAAGATACTTTTCAAATGCAGACTTCAACTTCTCAGTCTGCACACTCTCAAGAAGCTCACGCATTACTGTTTGCTTCTCTTTGACTAGATTACCAAGCAACTCATCCATAACGACTTTGCGACTTTGGCTCTCTTTGATTGCACGAATTTCGCGCTCTCTATTTTCAACAATACGCTGGGCTTCTACTTTGGCAGCAGCAGCTTCAACAATTTGTTGCTCTTGTTGCTCGATTACTTTTCTTAGCTTGATCAGTTCTTTGCTTTCATTAAGATGTGTTAATGAAAACTCACTGGCAAATGCTTCGAAGATACGACGTCCAAACATATTCTCACGAGCTTGTTGGATATCTTCTTTTAGTTGAGTTAGTTCAGCACCAAGTTTGGTGGTAACTGATTCTTTAACAAGACGAGCACTTTGCTCAATGAAGCGACGTTGGATTGACTCAAGTTTTGTCTTGGCTTCAGCAACCAAGCGAACTTTAGTTTCAACAACAGCTTTCTTGTCTTGCGAGAACTCACGAATTTCTTCAGCCAACGCACGAACAATAAATTTTTCGAGACGTTGATAGTTCTCCTTTTGCACTTTACGGTCTCTGTGCAGTTCTTTAACTTCGTCGGCTAGTTTAGTAACCATGAAGTCGTTGAAACGTCCTGCACTTTCGATCATGTGATTTTTTAACTTCACGCGATCTTCAACCATAGCCTGCTTCTCACCAACGAACTCTTCGATTTCTTTGGCAAGACTATCAGTAACCATTTTGTCTAGTGCTTCAACCATTACTTGCTTGTCATGCTCATAGCGGGTAGCCATTTCTTCACGCAGCTCAGAACGAATCTGTTCACGAGCTTCATTTAGCCTAGCTTCCCAGGCTTCGTTGATCTCGCGGCGTGTGTCTTCATTGATGATACCGCTATCTAGCAATGGTTTTAAAGCGTCAAACATTGCGGTTTCTCCTATATTTTCAAGTCTCTGATCAAGCCTTTAACTGCATTGGCCAGATACTTCTGCACTTTTTGATTTTCTGTAGCTTCACCGGCCATGTCCAACAACCTGTGCCCGTGACGCATATTCATTAGACCTTCATAGATGGCCTTAGGATATGCATGTGGTGCGCTAGGCTGTGCTACAATGTCTACGGTCACTATTTCAAACTCACTGACGTGCCCAGTGGATTCGCTGACATTGCCGCTACCGCGGCTGGAAACACCTAATTTAACACCACTTTCTAACATGGTCTTAACGAGTTGCCCCATAGGTGTTGGCAGAATCTTTAGCTTACCATGGCCAGCAGGACCATCCATCCACATCTGTTCAATCATGTGACTGACGCGATCTAGATTGATTTTTAAATCATCAGGATGATCTACTTCACCAAGTACGCTATATCCGCTCTTGATTTGTTCATTGATGGTAGTGACTGCTTTCGCAATTTCATTTACAGGGTAAACACGCTGGTTAGCATTCTTTACCCCGCCTTCAATGAATATACCTTTCATGTACAGGTTCTTACCGGAGCCGTCACTGTTGTCCTCATGCAAGACTTGCATCTTGGCATGATCAAATGTGAGCTGTTCTCTTAGGTAATGTGCCATTTACAATTTAACCTTTGCTACCAATCAGGCTTTTCTTGTCTACACCCATGCTGCCATGTGTGGTTTGACCTTCTTTACCTTTGGCTTTTTCATAGCTGGTCTCTTTGCTACCGTACCAATTCTGAGCACCTTTATTACCGCCAGGAACGTTTACGTTCTTTTTGCTAACAGGAACTTGTCCTTGTCCTTTGGTGTACTCGTTGTTTGGCTTTGGTGTTGGCTTACCATCAGCAGCTTCTTCTGTGCCACCCTTGACGATATTGGCAGTGGTACCGCCCATGTCGTTCTTACCAGCAACTAGGCTAGTTTTGTTTACTGATGGCTTGCTGCTGCTTTGAGCACCAACTGTTTGTCCTTCTGCATTTGTAGGTGCAGCAACTTTGTCTACATACTCACGCACCATGCCTTCTTTTGGAGCACCGATTTCAGCAGCTGGCTCTTCGCCGCCCATGTCATCCATGCCCATGTCAGCATGTTCTGGCTCTTCCATTTCGTCACTCATTAGTGCATCAAATTCTGCTTTGAGCTCGTCAAGTGCAGCTTCTAGGTCCATGACACGATCTTCAAGACCGGCTTCTTCGCCGCCCATTTCATCATCCATGCCCATGTCATCACCGCCCATGTCGTCCATGCCCATGTCAGCGTCCATTTCGCCGCCCATTTCATCGTCCATGCCCATTTCTTCGTCATCAGCTTCAGCCATGCCTTGTTCTTCGGCATCAACTTCGTCAACTAGACTGTTAACTGGGTCCATGGGACTTTCTTCGATTTCTTCTTCATCGATTAGATTTTCATAGATCTCACGACTTTTTTCAACAACGATTTGATGAAATAATTCGCGGGCCTTGTCTTCTTGCTCATTGATGATATACTCAATCAGCTGTTCGTATTTGTTCATTAAATGCTCCTATTAAAAAATTAAGTACAGCGTTATTCAGTATTTACAAAATACTGTAATATTTCTGGTTAAATGGGTGTTTTTTGACTGTTTTTGATTAAACCCCAGGCATTGCACCTGGTTCAGCCGCAGGTTTATACTGTTTTGATAAACTTTCAACCTTTTTTTGCTCTTCGTATTTTCGCATGTCGTTCATCATACGAAGGCGTTTGATCTGTGCCAAGGTAAGGCGAGTCTTACGCAGATCGCCCATTTTCTTAGCGGAATTGTCCTGACGCTGATCTTGATAAGCGTCACCGGGACCATCCTCAAATAAATCCAAAATATGCATATGGTTATTTATGCTGCGGGTGCCGCTTGTGGGGCAGGGCTAGCCGCACCACCCAATGCACCGGCTGGAGCAGGTGCAGCACCAGGCATACCCGGTTCAGCACCCATTTCAGGTGCAACTCCCATAGCATCAACACTGTCGAGAGCTTCTGTGTCAGCAGCAATACCACCCGGGCTAATACCAACACTGCGTAGACCAACTTCGGCAGCAGCAGCGTCTTCAGTTTCGCCCTGTTCCTGTGTCCACATTTCTTCGTTTTCTTGCATTTCTTCTTCGTTGAGCCCAAGATAACGTTTCATCAAAAACCGTTTACTAAAGTACGGAACTTGCTCCAAACTACTAAATGCACTGATTCTAGCAGCGTCAATTTCAACTTGACGATGTTGTGCAAAGTTTTGTGGCTCATTTAATTGCAGTTCAAACAGTTGTCCATCTATGTTTATACCGCGCCAACGCATAAACATCTTAAACTCTTGATCAAGCGTGTTCGCAATCATGTTCTGTAAACGCACACAATAACGATTAAAACGCCACTCTTGAATCAGCGCAGTGCCAACCCGCCCATCAGTATAACTCTGTGTACCATCATCTAGGCCTGTGGGCAAATAACTGCTGGGAATACGTAGACCACGGAATAATTTATTAGTAAAAAAACGTAGATCTGTGATTTCGCCTAGGTTTTGACCACCTGCTAGCGTTTCTACACTACTGCCGCGACCATCTGCCGTTTGAGGAAAGAAGTAATCTTCGTTGGTACTAAGCGGATTATAGGTAGCATCCATCATGCTCATACCGCCACCTGTTTGTGTGGGAATACGTCGCTGATGAATTTCGTTTTTGATCTTTTCAACAAAGGCCATTGCCATGTGATTCGGCATATTGCCTACGTCGATCTTGAATATTCTACGCTCAGGGGCACGTTGTACACGATAGATAATAATGGCATCTTCTAATAATTCTTTTTGTTTGAATACTTTGAAGATGTTTTCTAATACGCTATTACCAAAGGGCCAGAATATGTCCAAGCCTTCAGTTAAACTCATGTGTAAAACATGTTTAGCATCAACAGCTACTTCATTTTGTGCATTACTGAATCTACTACCACCAGTAAAAGGCGCATTTGGTTGTATGTAAGCACCATTGGGTCCACCAACCTGCGGATGATTTATATATGTGTCACTGCTACTAACCACAGTCACCGTGAGATTTTGTAAATTAGGTTGAATTTCCTTGACCACATACTGCTCAGGCTCTTTGCCTTCTGCTTCGTTTACAATGATTTTAACAACTTTGCTCATTTCAACCCAGTACAACTTAAACGTTTCTGGATCTCTTACAAAGATTTGATCACCGTACTTAAAAGTATTGCGTACTATTTTAAAAATACGCTTGTTGAGATCATTTAATGTGACCCACTGCTGTAGCTGCTCTTTGATCAGCTCAACTTCAGTGTCGGTGGGCTTGTCTTTATAGTTTATCTTAAATGGTAAACCAGTCATGTCATCAGGCTGACTACAAAATTCAGCTAGAATATCTAATGCTGCATTAACTTCCGAGTCCATGTCCATTTGTTCATATTGATTGTATCTTTCAATACGATTAGGATGCCCTGTATAAACTTCAGGTAAGTTGCTTTGATAATTTCTATAGGCAGGAGTACCTGTACCACCAGAGGTTCCATTGCCTAATGGACTCAAAAGAGCATTATTGGAAGGAACTTTAAAATATTTTTTCCATGACATAGTATGTATATTTATTGTTTACACCGTATGGTGCAATAGTTGTTGTTGAATGCTACGCAAGTCACGTAATATGTTTTGCGATTCTGATTGTAGATCTAGCGTTTCTTTTTGCATATTATTTTGATCTTGTAGAGCATTTTTAATATCTAGCATGACCGGATCAACTTTGGGCATGGTAGTTATCTCTGGCTGCGCCACAGATTGAATTTTTTCAGCAACGATTTCTAATTGTGCTAGAATATTTTTATCAGTTGCACTATTACGTTCGTTGATATCATCCATGATATCCTTTAATTGTTCAGTGGCATAAGCACCAAAATTATAAGTCTGACGTACCTGTTCAAGACTGGCACGCATTAGATCCGCAGTGCCCAACATGTTAGTCATTTGACTCATTAATTTGTTATTGGGAATAATTTCGCCGTCGGATTCTGGTTTAAACAACTCCGGGCCACGCTCGCCAACAAGATAAGTGCGTCCACCTCGCACCGGACCACCTAGAGCTTTGCCACCGGATATAAGATTCATTATGGTATCATACATACCGCCAGCGGCTTTGCCAGCCTCATTGCCCATTTCAGCACCTGTAAGAGCACCATATACTACACCACCCCCGGTGATCAGTCCACCAATTACCTTGGCAGCCGGGTGTGGGATCAAGGATATCAAATTACCAATGGCACCAATGGTCATTTTTCCACCTAAGGCACCTAAAAGTCCACCACCTACAGTGCCCATCAGCCCGCCAGCAGCGGAAGATTCTGAATCTTTGGGACTTTGCTTGACTTTATCAATGCTGTTTTTTAGGCTGTCTGTGAGACCTGTGATCTTTTCTGGCGTTAGGTTGCTGGTAAATTCATTAAGTACCTGGCCTAATTTTTTAATACCTGCTTCAATGAAACCCATGTTGTCGTTGAGTACCTTGGAAAATGCACCCATTAATTTAGTGATTTGAGTTTCAACAATGATCTGCAGATTATTCATTTGATTCTGTATACTAGCCGCTGCTTTAGTGGTTTCGTCTGTGGTATTAGTAGCACCTTCCAAAGATTTCATCAACTTTTCAAAATTTTCTGGCTTGCTTAGATCCTGTAAACTGAAACCCAATCGTTGAGCTGCGCTAATTATACCAGATACTGCATCCATGCCATAACCTGCCAGGCTAACTGTACCAATGGCCTGCCCGGCTGCACCAGCTTGACGTTTAATTTCTGGTGCTACACTGGCTAGTCCCTGTATTGCCTGTGCTGTGTATCCTCTGAGATCTTGCCCACTATCACCAATTCCCTCAACTGCTCCTCGTATAGCACGTTCTAAACCTGGAACTTGTGCTAGTGCCACAGCAGCATCACCAGTCACTGTGCCCATAACCAACATTTGCTGTGCTGCTTTTTGTAATTCCGGCGGCAATACTTTTATTAAGGCTTGAAACTTTAGTGCTGCTTGTTCATCCATACTAGCAAGTTTAGCCTGAACTGCGGCTTGGGTAGCAGCCTCTCTAGCACGTTGTTGAGCACGTTTAGCATCTTCACCTGTTATACTAGATATCAATCTAAGATTTACTAGATAATCACCGGCACCTTTGGCTAGATCTGTGGCAGTTTTATTCTGTAATTGCCCGCTGACAAACAGGGCATTACTGTATTGCATGATGCCTTCAGCTTGATCATCTATGGTATAACCTAGATTCATCAGACTTTCACGCATGGGCAACATGGCACGTTGTATATCTGCAAAACGTTTAGCTCCATTGGCCACAGACCCACCTAGGTTTTTTAGACCTTCGGCGTTGGCACTGACCACTTTACTGTAGCTTTCCATGGTCAAGCCTGCAGAATTAGCAGTATCTCGCATTTCTGTCATGCCACCAGCAAAAAACGCACCAGCACGATTAACATTGTTAAATGCATCAATGGTTTTCTGCATTTGCTCAGTTAATAACGTGATCACCGGCGGCAATACTGCACCAAACAATCCAGATAATGCACTGGCTGCCTTGCCTAAGATCTGCAGAGGTACTGCTGCTATTTTACCAAATATGCCAAAATTACTGGCTAGCTCACCTAATCCTCCCACAGTCTTGCCAGCAGCATCCCCAAGTCCTGCCATGACCTTGGTCACACCACCTAACAATCCACCAAACATTTTGAATTCGTTGCCCGGACCTGCAGTCAACGAAGATAACATACTGGTTCCAGCATTGGTAAAGTCTCGTGCAAGCCCTGCGGTAGTTTTACCAAAATCCATTAGAAAGTCAATGGCTGCTACACCTTGACGTTTCATCATGCTACCAGTTTCTACTCTGTTGCGTTCGTTAATTAGTTTCTGTTTGGTAGTTTGATCTGTGGTGTCTTTGATGGCTCGGTCTAATTGCCCTAACTTATAGGTCACATCCTCGGTTTGAACGCTTTGACCTTTTAATATATTGTTAAAACTACTGTACCAATCACGCTGCCTACGAAGTGTATTACTGTGTTCTTTAAACTCTTTGATCATTTGCTCGGCGGCTTTCTGCTGCTCTCGAGCACTCATGCCTTGCCCGGGTCTCGTCGACGATCCAGATCTTGACGAGATAGCCTGCAGGAGTTTTTCAATAAGTTCTTCTTCAGTGGCCATTATATATTCAGTTTAAAATCCACGGTAAATAGTATTATCAATATATTTATAGGAAATCAACCTATGGAATCTGTAGGAAACAACCCGCTCAGCAAATATTTTAGACAGCCTGTTATCTATATCAAGCTGCCCAGCGATGGGCGTTGGTGGGAAGCCGGGTCCATTGACATGCCGGAAAATCGAGAATTACCAATTTACCCAATGAGTGCCAGGGACGAAATCACCTTAAAAACACCCGATGCACTGATGAATGGGCAGGGTATAGTAGATGTTATACAAAGTTGCTGTCCTAACATACGAGACGCATGGAAATGCCCTAGTGTAGATGTTGATGCTTTGTTAATCAGTATACGTATTGCCACCTATGGTAGCAAAATGACTTTTGAAAGCACCTGTACTCACTGTGGGGAACGTAATACACATGAACTAGACCTCGGAGACAGCTTGGCCAGCATCAATTGTCCTAACTATGCACAAGTAATGCACTACGATGATCTCAAAATACGCCTAAGACCACAGCAGTACTTTACAGTAAACCGAGCCAACATGGCTACTTTTGAGGAACAAAAGATCATGTCTACACTGGCCAATCAAGACCTAGATGCCAATACCAAGAGTACCATGTTGCAAGAAAGTATGCAGAAACTCATTGATCTGGGTATACGAGCATGTGCCTTAAGCACAGAGTATGTCGAGATGTCCGATGGCACCAGAGTAGATAATTTTGATTATATATTTGAATTTTACCGTAATGCTGAACTAGATGTCACTAAAAAACTGCAAGAAACTGTTAATCAACTAGTCGAGCAAGGTAAAATGGCGCCACTGGACCTTAGTTGCTTTGGTTGCAGAGAAAATTATCCTGCTGAATTACAGTTTGACTATGCAAATTTTTTCGCTCAAGGCTTTTAAGTCTCAGTGATGCAGATATTGTGAGCTACTTAGATAGCCACGATAAAGACATAAAAGCCTTAAAGGAAGAATTACTGCGAATATGTTGGTTCATGCGAGGAGGCATTGGCTACAGCGAAGCCATGGAGCTCAGTGCACAAGATCGTGCAATTATTGGTGACATTGTCAAAAGCAATTTAGAATTAGCCAAAGAATCTAAAATGCCTTTCTGGTAATCGAGATTTGCTTTCGCAAATCTATTTCTTTCGCTTGCGCTCAGAAATCTTTTTACTAACTTTAAGAGATGCACTCATCCAGATAATTCAGTCATAATTTGCCCGCTAGGGGCAAATTATGAAGACGCTCTCATCCGAGTGCATCAGCCACTAATCTAGTAGAGTTGTTTTCACAGGAGGCGGTTGACCTGTACCCCCACTCTAGCTTTTGCGATTGTCAACGGAACCCTGGTTGCACTGATCAGCAGCACAATCGGAGCCTACGGTTGTATCTTTTTCACAGAGCCGTAACCATTTGAAGCCTAAAGTTAGTTTCTATCCTTGCAATGCCCAAGATCTGACGGTAAATGAATACAGCCTCAATGGGAGTCGAGCAGCCCCGACCAAACACTATTGCATGTTAACGGCACAAGGCCGCGATGTTTTCTTTGTTTTTAATAAGGAATTGTTCTAGATCGAATATTTGCCAGACATGGTGTCGTGATCTATATGTGAATGAGCTAAGGGTTTGGTCCCAGGATTGATTATATGGTACTACTACGAATGTGCCTTTGCGTGTGAACTTCATGAACAGAATGTTAAAATCACCCTTGTCAGCTACCTCTAACATCTGTTCAATCCATCCGTCTAACTGTTTACATGAGCCTGTGAATAATTGATGAAATGGAAAATCTGCGTAATTTTTTGCCTCGGCATTCATACGACCAAAACTGGGTCCTGGTACTATGTCGCCTTTGCTGTGCCTAATTTGAGCTTCTGATAATGTGTCTTTTCTAGTTGTGTTTTTACCGCCAATGTAAGCACCAGAGTTAGTAACTCGAATAAAACTTTCACCAAATGTATCTGACAACAATTTGGCTATGTCGCGTTCGAAACTACTTCCTTTGTTCTTGCTTTTAGATGGCATTAATTATTTTACTTATATATAAATTGAGATTTTATGGGTGGCTTGGTCAAGCTATTATCTTGTTAATTGTGTAATATTATAATGTTCGTCCCACTATACCTCTACTTCGGTGCTATATGTAGTGAAACCATTTTGTTTGGTCACACGCAGTATATTACCTACTCGGCTGACCAGCTCGTCCCTGTGACTCACTAGCCATACACTCTTTCGGGCATCTCTACTGATTTTCTTTAGTATGGCTAAACTACTTTCCATACCTGAAGCGTCTAAGCCCGAATCTACTAGTTCATCAACAAAAAGTAGATTCATCCTGTGATATAAACTTTCATATACATCACGAAATGCCCAGCTTAGGCTCAGTATTAGTCTGTTTCGTTCCCCCCGGGATAAGTTATCGAAATCCAAATCTCTACCTAACTCAGTTATTTCCACGCTTAGATCATTTTTGAATGCTACTTGATGTGGTAGACCAATTTTCTCTAAGTAATAACTAAGTCGTGTATTTAAGTAATTCAAGTTCTGATCTATAATTTTTTTACGAATAAAGCTATCTTTATTTGTTAATAACTTTAACAGAAATTCTTCGTGTTCGCGAACCTGTACTAGCTCGTTTATTTTATCATAACTGATTTCTACTAGAGCAGTACTACGCATTTCTGCGATTTGTTCTAGATATGGATCTGTTTCCCCCGACTTAGCAGTGATTTGTTGCTGTAATCCAGCTAGAGTAGCACGATGTTCGATGGCATCGCTTTCTCTATCATAAAACACAGTGGGTCTGGTGCCTAGTTCACCTAGTTCAGCAAGTTGAGTTTGTAATTTTACAAACTCTGCTTCTGCTATGCCTATTAGGCGTTCACTTTCTACACGATCCTGTTGACGTTCTGTGAGTGTTTGTGCTTGTTTATGATCATGGAAATCTTGCCCACATGCATGACACTTATGGTTTTCCAGTGCTGCGATTTCACGATCCAACCTAGCCAACGTTTTATGTTCTCGAGCAATTTCAGTTTCTGATCTGCGAATATCTGCTGTGGTCTGGGCGATTTGCTGTTGGCGTTGACTGTACTCAGTCAATGCTCTGTGGGCTAGAATTTCAGCATCGATGTCAATTTGATTAAGTTGATCATAGGCCAGTTGCAGATTTTCTAAATCTTCTTTGTGTTTGTTTGTCCACAGTGTTTGTCTACGCTCTAGTGCAGCAATTTGTTCTTCTATTCTTTTGTTGGCATCAACCTGGGCACGAATATCAGCTTCGGCTTGTGTGATAGCATCCTTACTGGCTCTAATGCGTTCTTTAAGAGCGTCTGCTTTTTCACTTAACAACGTAATGCCCAATAACTGTTCAATGATTTCACGCTGTTCATTGGCACGCAAGCTGAGAAATGGCAGTGTATAGGTATTAAGAGCAACTATGTGTTGGAACATGGTATGGCTCATGCTTAATAACTTTTCAATGGCAGCCTGTGTTTCTCTACTATCACCCTGGCTTTCATCTGCGGCCTGTTGTTGTTGTCCGCTGACATAGAACTTAAGCACATTGGGTTTGCGACCACGCTCAATGCGATAATCAACGCCGTCTTTTTCAAACTCTACAGTGACCAACATGTTCTTGTCGTTGGTTCTGTTGATTAAGTTATCTTTTTTGATATTGGTCAGTGCTGAACCATACAAAGCATAGCTGACAATGTTTAACAGTGCTGACTTACCAGTACCATTACGAGCGCCAGCATCGTCACCACCTAGGTCTAGGTTTTCGCCTAGGATTAAAGTAAGATCACTGCGATTAAGATTAACGCTTTGTGTGACATTGCCTACGCTGAGAAAATTACGTGCTGTGACTGATTTTACTGTGATCATTAAAGAGTTCTGTAGATTTCTAGAAGTAAGTTGTTATTATACTGATTGCTTTCTATGGCAGTCAACGAGCTATTCACAATTTGATCCACGCTTTGAAAAGTTATATTACCTAGTTGCACTTGTGATTCTAAGTCGGCTTGTGTGTTTGGAATTAACTTGATTTCTCTGCACCCATAGTCTGTCATAAAGGTATCACGCAAAAAACCAGCTTCTTCATAGGTGATATCAATGTTCAAGTTTATTCTAGCATGAGTATTGGGTTTTAATAAACGTCCTGGATCATCTAATACTGTGCTGAGATCGTATACACGATATACAGGTTGGTCAGGCCATGCGTGATATTCAGGCTCTTGCCCCCATTCTAAGATCATCAAGCCGCGAGCATCGTCACCAGCATCGGCATAGTTATGTGGAAAACAGTTACCGATGTAGGTGATGTTTCGCTGAGTTTGTCGTTTGTGAAAATGTCCAGTAAACACATGCTCAAAGCCTGTAAAATGTTCTCTGCGTACTTCTCCATGATCCGGCATGGCAATCATGGCATTCATCAAATAACCGGGCAATTCAAAGTGCCCAAAGCAGTATTTGGCTGACAGTTTTGGGATTCGCTGATAATCGTCGCCTACTAACCAAGGGGCAAATACAACATCACCCTGTTCAAACCAGTCGTTGACTATTTGCACATTCGGAAGATGTCGCGCCCACTCCACGGATTGGATATCTCTACGATCGCGATAATAAAGATCATGATTTCCAGGAATAAAATACACTTGATCAAAATTGGCATT